AAGTAATGCTCTTGATAAGGGTGGTGAAAACTTTAAAAAACTATACAACGACAGCGATGTCACAAAAAGAAATAGAAATGGTCAAACAAAATCTGGTTTATATGCTTTGTTTATTCCAATGGAATGGAACTTTGAAGGATTTATTGATGAATATGGACGACCTGTCTTCACTACTCCAGGACGAGATGTTTATGGACCAGACAGTGAACTAATAGATGTAGGTGTAATCGACCACTGGGAAAACGAAGTAGACGGATTAAAAGACGACCAAGATGCTTTGAACGAATTTTATCGTCAGTTCCCAAGAACTACAGAGCACGCATTTAGAGATGAAACTAAAAATAGTCTGTTTAACTTGACTAAAATATACGAGCAGATAGACTATAACGAAGGAACTAAAAGCTCTGCCGCTGTTACAACTGGAAGCTTTCAATGGGTTAACGGTGTTAAAGACACTCAAGTGATTTTTAACCCTGATCCAAGTGGTAGGTTTAAAGTAAGCTGGGTTCCAGATAGAAATCTGCAAAATAGAGTGATACTTAAAAATGGAATAAAATATCCTGGAAATGAACACGTGGGCGCTTTTGGTTGCGATAGTTATGATATTAGCGGTACTGTTGATGGTAGAGGATCCAACGGATCTCTTCATGGACTGACTAAATTTTCTATGGAATCAGCTCCAGCGAATACTTTTTTCCTAGAATATATTGCTAGACCACAAACCGCAGAGATATTTTTTGAAGATATACTGATGGCTTGCATATTTTACGGTATGCCAATATTAGCAGAGAATAATAAACCAAGGTTGCTGTACTATTTTAAAAGAAGAGGGTATAGAGGATTTAGTATGAATAGACCAGATAAAGTTTGGAACAAACTATCTACTACTGAAAAAGAAATAGGTGGTATGCCAAACTCTAGCGAGGATATAAAGCAAGCTCATGCTGCTGCAATTGAAATGTATATCAACGATCACGTTGGCATAAGTCAAGAGGGCGACTACGGCACGATGTACTTTAATGAAACGCTGAACGACTGGGCTAAGTTCGACATAAACAAAAGAACTAAGCATGATGCCTCTATAAGTTCTGGTTTAGCTATAATGGCTTGTAACAGGCACTTATATAAACCAAGACAAGATAGACAAGCGAACAAAGTGAATATAAGTATGGCAAGATATACTAACGACGGTTTTGCGTCAAAAATTATTAAAAATTAAATATGGCTGATTCAGTTATAAAAAGTTATTTTCCTAGTCAAGTAGTTAGTGACATCGAGAAAGTTAGTTACGACTATGGTATGAAGGTTGCTAAAGCTATAGAGAGCGAGTGGTTTTCTGATGGCTATAACAACAGATACTTAAACAATCAAAACAACTTTCACAGGTTAAGGTTGTATGCTAGAGGCGAGCAGTCTATACAGAAATATAAAGACGAACTATCTATCAATGGTGACTTAAGCTACTTAAACCTTGACTGGAAGCCGGTACCTATTATATCTAAGTTTGTAGATATAGTTGTTAATGGTATAGCTGAAAGAACTTACGATATAAAAGCTTACTCGCAAGATCCGTTTGGCGTTCAAAAAAGAACAGAGTACATGCAGTCTATTATAGATGACATGAGAACTCAAGAAATAAATAACTTCGCAGAAGAGGCTTTTGGCGTTAATCTATACGCTAACGACCCTGAATCTTTGCCTAGAGATGAAGAGGAGTTACAGCTACACATGCAGCTTGATTACAAGCAGGCAGTTGAGATAGCTGAAGAGCAAGCCATAAACGTTTTACTTGAAGGCAATAGATACGAACTTACTAAAAAAAGATTTTACTACGATTTAACTGTTTTAGGTATTGGCGCTGTTAAAACTTCATTCAACACGTCTGAAGGAGTTGTAGTTGACTACGTAGATCCAGAGAACTTAGTTTATTCTTACACTGACTCACCTTATTTCGAAGACATATACTACGTTGGTGAAGTAAAAACCATACCTATTAACGAGCTTACTAAGCAATTTCCACACTTAACTCAAGAAGACTTAGAGGAAATAAACAAGAATAGTGCTAGAGACGACGGTAGATATAATACTAGAATGTCTGGTAACAGTAGATACACTGACAACAATCAAGTGTCTGTGTTATACTTTAACTATAAGACTTATATGAACGAAGTGTATAAAGTTAAAGAGACTGGTACTGGAGCTGAAAGAGCTATAGAAAAAGATGACACGTTTAACCCTCCGCAAGATATGGAGGCTAACTTCAGCAAGGTTAGCAAGTCTGTAGAAGTTTTATACGAAGGTGCTAAAATATTAGGTACAGAGAAACTACTTAAGTGGGAGATGTCTAAGAATATGATGCGCCCTAAAAGTGATTACACTAAAGTTAAAATGAACTATAGTATTGTCGCGCCTAGAATGTATAACGGTAAAATAGAATCTCTAGTTAGCCGTATTACAGGTTTCGCTGATATGATTCAGTTAACGCACTTAAAGCTACAGCAGGTAATGTCAAGACTTGTGCCAGATGGAGTTTACTTAGACGCAGATGGTTTAGCCGAAATAGATTTAGGTAATGGAACTAACTATAATCCACAAGAAGCTTTAAACATGTTCTTCCAAACAGGTTCTGTTATTGGTAGATCAATGACTGCTGACGGCGATATGAATCCAGGTCGAGTACCTATTCAAGAAATATCAAGTGGATCAGGTGGAGCTAAGATGCAGAGTTTGATTGGTACATATAACTACTACCTACAGATGATTCGCGACACAACCGGGCTTAACGAGGCTAGAGACGGTAGTACGCCAGATAAAAACGCTTTAGTTGGTGTTCAGAAGCTAGCGGCTGCTAATAGTAATACCGCAACAAGACATATATTACAAGCTGGCTTGTTTTTAACAGCTGAGGTAGCCGAAGCTTTATCTCTTAGAATATCAGATATTATAGAATACTCTCCAACAAAAGATGCTTTCGTTCAAGCTATAGGCGCTCACAACGTTGCTACGCTTGAAGAAATGTCAGAGCTACATCTATATGACTTTGGCATATTTATAGAGCTTGCTCCAGACGAAGAAGAGAAAGCAATGTTAGAAAATAACATACAAGTTGCTATAGCTCAGAAGAACATCGACCTTGAAGACGCCATAGACTTGAGAGATATTAAAAACATCAAGCTAGCTAATCAATTATTAAAGATTAGGCGAAAAGAAAAGATGCAGAGAGATCAACAGCTTCAGCAGCAAAATATTCAAATGCAAGCTCAGGCCAATACTCAATCAGCGCAAGCTGCGGCTCAGCTAGATATTCAAAAGCAGCAAGTTATAGCCCAGATGGAAGCTCAACTTGAGCAAACTAAATCTCAGCTTAGACTACAAGAAACCCAAGCTGACGTTGAGTTTAAAAAACAACTGATGCAGATGGAGTTTCAAATGAACATGCAGCTAAAGCAGGCTGATGTTGAGGGTATGAAAACTAGAGAGAAAGAAAAAGAAGATCGAAAGGACGAAAGAACTAAAATACAAGCTTCACAGCAAAGTGAACTTATAGATCAAAGAAAAACAGGTGCTCCACCTAAAAAGTTTGAGTCTGCAGGTAATGATGTACTTGGTGGATTTGATCTAGGTGGATTTGAACCTAGGTAATTACTAATTTTATATTTTATATTATGGAACAAAATGAAAACAAGGATGATACTGTCAAGATAGACATGAAAAACTTAACACCACAAGGAGAACAAGAAAGTGTAACTAAGGTCGACTTTAGTAAACCTCCGGCGGCAGAAGATGATACCAATGAAGAACCAGTTAAAGATGACGGAGTTGACGAGGCAAGAGTGGTTGGAAGCGATGAAAGTACCGACACCGTTGAGAAACAAGAAGAAGTACAGGCGGAAGCAGAAGCACAAGAAGCTCCAGCCTTAGAAGAAATAACAGAAGAGAAAGCTGAAGAACCGAACGAGGTTACTGAAGAACTAGTTGAAGAAGTTGAGGAGGCTATAGCAGAAGCAGAGGCTACTGGAGAACCACTGCCAGAGAATATTCAAAAGTTAATGGACTTTATGAATGAAACTGGCGGAAGCTTGGAAGACTACGTTAATTTAAACAAAGATTATTCTGATTTAGATAATCTAACAGCTTTAACTGAGTATTACAAAAGAACAAAGCCGCATTTGTCGGTTGATGAAATAGATTTCTTAATAGAAGACCAATTTAACTTTGACGAAGAGTTAGACGACGAAAAAGATATTAAGAGAAAAAAGCTAGCGCTAAAAGAGCAAGTTGCCAGCGCAAAGGCCTACTTAGACGGGCAAAAGTCTAAATATTATGATGAGATTAAAGCTGGTTCAAACCTTCCGCCAGAAGCGCAGAAGGCTATGGATTTCTTTAATCGATACAACAAGGAAAGCGAGCAGAACAACAAGACAGCTGAAAAAGCTAAATCTATGTTCTTACAAAAAACCGATCAGGTTTTTAACGACAAGTTCAAAGGTTTTGAATACAACGTCGGAGATAAGAAATATAGATTTAACGTAGGCAATGCTGATGAGGTTAAGACTACTCAAAGCGACATTAATAACTTTGTCAAAAAGTTTTTGAACGAAGATAATACAATGTCAGACGCCAAGGGTTATCACAAATCTTTATTTACAGCAATGAACGCAGACGCTGTTGCTAAACACTTTTACGATCAAGGCCGATCAGATGCTATCAAGGATAGTGTCGCAAAAAGTAAAAACGTAAATATGGACCCAAGACAAAGTCATGGTGAAGTAAAGGTTGGCGGAACAAAATTTAAAGTGTTAAGTGGTGATTCTTCAAATTCTTTGAAATTTAAAATAAAACGAAAATAATTTAACTTTAAAATTTAGAAATTATGGCAGGAGTTAATCCAACAGCTGGTAGCGGTTTAAATAGCGTACCAGCACCGGGCAAACAGACAGTCTCATCAGCGTATGTTGATTTAAGAGACGAGGGCTGGGCTCAACAATATTTACCAGATCTTATGGAGCAAGAAGCTGAGGTTTTTGGAAACAGAACTATCTCAGGATTCTTATCTCAAGTAGGAGCTGAAGAAGCGATGGCATCTGATCAAGTACTTTGGTCTGAGCAAGGTCGTTTACACATTAAAGAAAGTGTTACTATCACTACAGCTTCAAGTGGTCTTTGTACTACTAGCGCAGCTCACTCTATAAGAGTAGGTGACACTGTAGTTCTTCACGGACTTACTGGTACTGGCGATGGTGAAACTATCAAAGGTTATGTATCGGCTGTTCCATCAACAACTACTTTCAACGTGCTACCTTATACTCAAGCTACGCTAGCAACTAGTTCTTTATTTGCTGACGCTGACACAGCTACAGTATTTGTATACGGTTCTGAGTACGCTAAAGGTGTTGTAGGTAGAGAAGAAGGTTTAGAGCCTGGCTTTAAATCTTTCGAGAACAAACCAATTATCATTAAAGATAAGTACGAAGT